CGAGGCCGCCGCGAAACTCGCCCGCGTGGAGGCCGCGCTCGCCAAGTGGCAGCACGAGGCCGAGGGGCTGCGGGAGGCGGTGAAGGTGCTGGCGAAGTTCATCTACGAGAATGGCCGTGGCTGCGGTACGAGGACGGCCACCGAGAGAGACGACGACATGAAGATTCACCGGGGGAACCTCTACGCCAACCCCATCGCCAAGGCCGCCCTCGACGCGGCGGGAGGTGCGGGATGAAGGAGAGCCTGATGCCCTTCAAGCTCGGAGACCACGTCGTCGAACGCATCGGTCAGGGCGAGCAGCACACCGACCACGAAGTCATGATCGTGATGGCCCTGCCGGCCGAAGGGCTGGTCCGCACCTCCCTCGGCAACTGGTACACCAACATGGGCCGCCGGGTGCCCGAGACCGACTCCTACCGCTCCCTCAGGTCCCCCGACTACCGCACGGAGGACAACCCGTGAAGCCGGCCCGCAAGAGCACCTCCGCCGAGACCACCGCCACCGCCCTCAGCCAGCGGATCGAGGCCACCAAGGCCGCCAGGGCCCAGAAGTTCGCCCCCGGCCAGAACGTGCACTGGATCCAGCTCGGCGAGCCCATCGCCTGCCGCGTCCTCGATGTCGTCCGCCCCGACCTCTACCGCGTCGAGTTCCGCACCCCCCGCCGCGAGTTCGAGGGCCGCACCGTCGTCTGCCTCGGCGTCGAGGCCCTCAGGGCCAGGAGGGGGGAGGCGTGATCGAGCCCGTGCGCATCATCGTCGACGACACCCTCCGCGGCATGGCGACCATCGCCCCGGGGTCCGTGCACTGTTGCGTGACCAGCCCGCCCTACTGGGGGCTCCGGGACTACGGCGTGGATGGGCAGATCGGGCTGGAGGCGACCCCCCAGGCGTACATCGAACGCATGGTCGAGGTGGCGAGGGGGGTGCGGCGGGTCCTCCGCGACGACGGGACGTTCTGGCTCAACGTCGGGGACAGCTACGCCGGGTCGTGGGGTGCTCAGAGCCGAGGGCCGACCACCCCCGGGACGCTGGAGGGGTCGGGTGATGTCGCCGCCCGGCAGATATCCGCCGCTGCTCGCCTCGGTGCCGGAACCGGGAGCCTCAAGCGCACGCCCGGACTCAAGGCCAAGGACCTGGGCATGATCCCTTGGAGGCTGGCCATCGCCCTCCAGGACGACGGCTGGTGGATCCGCTCCGTCGTGGTCTGGGCGAAGAAGTCCCCCATGCCGGAGTCCATCAGCGACCGCCCCACCTCCGCCTGGGAGCCCATCTTCCTCCTCGCCAAGAGCGAGCGGTACTTCTACGACGCGGAGGCGGTGAAGGAACCGCTAGAGCGCGGCGACGCCGGGAGTTCGTTCACGAGCGATCGGAAGATGACCATTCACCCGAATACCGGCACGAATCGAATGCCCCCCATCGGTGGTATCAAGCACGCGGGCAACAACGGGAACGCGACGTATTCCGGCGATTGCCCTGAGTGGCCGTCGGGCCGAAATCAGCGCAACGTCTGGCACCTCGCCCACGAGCCCTACGCCGAGGCCCACTTCGCCACCTTCCCCACGGAGATCCCCCGCCGCGCGATCAAGGCCGGAACATCCGAACGGGGGTGCTGTCCGGCCTGCGGGGCCCCCTGGCGCCGCATCGTCTCCCGCGAGAAGGTGACCCGCGAGCGGCCCAACGCCCTCACCAAGCGGGACGGCGCCAAGGGGACCGGCAACCACTGTGCCAACACCGTCGCCGGGGTCGCCACCCGCACGACCGGCTGGGAGCCCACCTGCCCGTGTCCGCCGGCGGAGCCCGTCCCCTGCCTGGTCCTGGACCCCTTCCTGGGGTCCGGCACCACCATCGCCGTCGCCCGAGAGCTCGGCCGGCACGGGGTGGGGTGTGAGCTCAACCCCGAGTATGCCGCCCTGGCCCGCATCCGCATCGGCCGGGCGGAGAAGCCCGCGACGTTCGTCGATCCCCGTGTCAAGGACGCGCCCCTGTTCGCGTCATAGCCCCCCCACCCCACCCCCAAGGAGTCCCCCCGTGCACGACACCGCCACCGACGCCAAGCGCAACACCCTCAGCCGCCGCGAGTCCCGCCTCGTCGAGGATGCCCTCAAGGAACTCAGCAAACACCCCGGCTTCCGCAGCATGAGCCGCCAGGCCATCCTCGCCGCCGTCGCCGCCGCCGTCGCCGCCGACGTGCCCCGCGTCACCAAGCCCAACCTCCTCTCCGCCGCCGAGGCCCTCGACATCACCCTCCCCGGAGGCCGGGACGACCTCCCCGACGCCTTCACCCCCGAGGACCGCGAGATGATCGTCGAGATGGGCCTCGCCATCGACGAGCTGGTGATGCAGGCCTTCGACCCGCTCGACACCCGCCGCGTCCGGTGGGCCCAGTTCCGCGCCAAGCAGCGGGCCGCCCGCACCCTGTTCTGAGGAGCACCGCCATGGGCACCCCCACCAGCGGCGAGTACGCCCCCGACTGGAAGGACATCGCCAAGGCCGTGAAGGACGACGCCGGCTGGAAGTGCGTCCGGTGCAGCCACCCCCACGACCCCGGCCGCGGGCGGTGCCTCACCGTCCACCACTTCGACGGGAACAAGGCCAACAACGCCCGGTGGAACCTCATGGCCCTCTGCCAGGCCTGCCACCTCAGCGTTCAGGCCCGCGTCGACCCCCGCATCCCCATCATGTTCGACCCATCCCCCTGGGCCATCCCCTACGTCGCCGGCGTCTTCCTGGCCGGCATGTGCCCGCCCTCCCCCGGGTTCAACCTGCCCGCGTGGCGCCGGCTCTACGAGCTCGAGGTCGGCCCCTGGCCCATGTGGGCCCCCATGGAGACCACCCCGTGAAGATCCTCTGCCTCATCGGCTGCCACGACTGGCGGAACGGCCCCGGCTCCCCCTGCACCGTCTGCGGCGAGCACGACACCCTGTTCTGTGGGTGCTCCGACTGCCGCGAGCGCCGCGGCCAGTACGACGACAGCGACGCCACCCCCGCCCCCACCGTGAGCATCGGCAGCCGCACCCTCCCCCAGCCCGTCTCGGACCTGGCCCTCGTGCTCATCATCGTCGCCGGCCTGCTGGTGGGGCTCATGGGCCACGCCACCAACCTCGAGGTCCAGAGGGCGGACGCCTTGAGGCCGAAGACCGTGGCGTCCCGCTCCCACCCGTGAGACCTGATCTTTGGGTACCGTCTTCCCCTTTGGGCGTAGAGTCAAGCGATGACCCGCAAAACCCCCAAGTCCAGTGGGTCAAAAACCCCGCCTCTGCCGGGAGGGGCGGCCGCGCCCCGTCCCGGGGTGAAGGGCCAGCCCGCCCTCCCGGGCCCGTCGGTCGAGATCGACATGGCCAGCGAGAAGGACCGGGGCCTGGTCCGCCAGATGGCCAAGGACGCCCCGCGGCGGTTCCGGGCGATGGACGAGTCCGTCCAGACCAAGATCGTGAAGGGGATGGTGGAGGCGGTGGACGCCGCCCGGCGCCAGCTCCGGGAGGTCGAGAAGCCCTCGGAGAAGGTCGCCACCATCGACGCCCTGGCCAGCCTGGCCCGGACCGGGGCGATGATCGCGGCGCTGCAGCAGCGGGACGAGCACCACGCCGACGAGATGCGGCTCAAGGAGCGTGAGGTCCAGACCGGGGAGGCCCTGGTGAAGCAGTACATCAACATCGACCCGACCAAGGTCTGACCCCGATACCCTGACCCCTGCACTGATGGGCGCCCCTCCTGGAGCCGCCCGCGGTGCCCGTTCCCGTCGCCCTCCGCCCAGAGTTCCGCCCCTTCGAGCCCCGCGGGGGGGCCCGGCAGCTCATCTACTGCCGCGACCCCGCCATCTGCTACCACGGGCCCGCCGGCACCGGCAAGACCAGGACCGTCCTGGAGAAGGGGTTCCTCTGCGCCAACCTGTGGCCGAACGCCCGCATCCTCCTCCTTCGAAAGCTCCGGGCCGACCTCACCGAGTCCGTCCTGGCCACCTTCGAGAACGAGGTCCTGCCCGACGGCCACCCCCTCAAGGACGGCGCCAACCGCAAGACCCGCGCCAGCTACGACCTCCCCAACGGCTCCACCTTGGTCTGCGGGGGCATGAAGAACGCCGACGGGTCCGACTCCCGCCGCGTGATGTCCACCGAATGGGACCTGATCCTCTGCTTTGAGTCCACCGAGTTCACCTACGACGACTTCCAGAAGCTCACCACCCGCCTGCACCGCTACAAGCGGATGCCCTTCTCCCAGATCGTCCTCGACTGCAACCCCGCCGGGCCCAAGCACTGGCTCAAAATCGAGATGGACGCCGGCCGCATCACCTCCATCCCCTCCCGCCACGAGGACAACCCCAAGTGGCACGACGGCAAGGGGTGGACCCCCGACGGCGAGGTCTACATCGGCCAGCTCGACAAGCTCACCGGGTACAACCACGACCGCCTCCGCAAGGGCCTGTGGACCGCCGCCGAGGGCGTGGTCTACGACGCCTTCGACGAGCGGATCCACGTCATCGACGCCATGCCCCAGGGGTGGCGGAGGTGGCGCCGGATCCGGTCCATCGACTTCGGCTTCACGAACCCCTTCGTGTGCCAGTGGTGGGCCCTGGACCCCGACGGGCGGATGTACCTGTACCGGGAGATCTACCGGGCCGAACGCCTGGTCGCCGACCACGCCGAGATCATCCTCGACAACTCCGAGGGGGAGCCCATCGACCTCACCGTCGCCGACCACGACGCCGAGGACCGGGCCACCCTCTGGGCCGCCGGCATCCCCACCGCCGCCGCCCGCAAGGACGTGATCCCCGGCATCGAGGCCGTGAAGCGTCGCCTCCGCCGGGCCCAGGACGGGAAGCCCCGGATCTTCTTCCTCCGCAACGCCCTGCTGGAGCGGGACGGCTCCCTCACCAACCGCGGCAAGCCCGCCAGCACCCTCGAGGAGTTCGGCGGGTACGTCTGGGCCCCGCCCAAGGAGGGCCGGCCGGCGGACGAGGAGCCGCTCAAGATCGGGGACCACGGGATGGACGCCATGAGGTACGCCGCCATGGCCGCCGAGGCGGTCGACCCCACCGAGCCCGTCACCGAACCCCCCCCGCCCCCCAACAGCCTTGGGTGGATCCTCCGCCACGAAGGGCAGTTCGGGGACGAGTACGAGGAAAACGGCCGCGACACGTTCGTCTGAGGGGCGGTATACTCTCCACGCGTGCACTGATGGGCCCCACGGACGGGAGCCCCAGTGGTCGCATCTCCAACGAGCCAGACGACCCAGACCCCCCGCTACACCCCCGGGTGGTGGCGCCGCCGGCTGGACCGCTCCCAGAGCCACCGCCGCGGCATCACCGGCAAGTCCGAGGCCCGCATCCGCAACTTCGTCGGCCCCCACCACACCACCGCGTGGAAGGGGGCCCGCGACGTGCACTCCGGCGCGTGGTGGAAGCTCATCAGCGACATCAAGCCCTCGGTGGTCTCGACCAACCCCGCCGTCTTCATCGACACCTTCGCCCCCGAGGCCGCGCAGCACGCCGACGCCCTCCGGTTCGGGCTCAACGCCTGGATCAACCGCGTCAACCTCTTCACGATCCTCGACAAGGTCGCCGACGACATGCTGTGGGACTACGGGGTCCTCCGCGTCCGGCTGATCCCCCGCAAGGGCTCCACCCTCCGCGACTACGCCGGCCTCGGCGTCGCCATCCCCGCCCTCATCCCCGACGCCCAGTACATCATGCCGACCCAGTTCGGCAGCGACCCCGACACCTCGCCGGACCAGGCCCAGTTCATGTACCACTGGGAGGTCCGCAGCCTCAGCGAGATGCTCGAGGAGAAGGACCAGATGGGGGCCCCGGTCTGGGACGCCGCCGCCCTCACCAAGCTCGCGCAGGACCCCAAGACCGACGATTTCCGGAAGGAAACGCTGCACGACGACCTGTCGAACGAGGACCTGGACCGCGACGAGGTCGTGGTGTTCCACATCTGGTGCCGCGTCACCCGGAAGATCTACTGCATCGGGTACACCCCCCATGCGCGGGAGTCCGATGGCGTGTTCCTCCGCCAGCCCGTCGACTACTTCGGCCACCCCGCCGGCCCCTACGTCATCTTCGGCGTGGTGTGGGTCCGGGGCCAGGCCTACCCCGTGAGCCTCACCGCCCTCTTCGCCCGCAACGTCGAGGAGCAGGACGAGCACCGCAAGAAGGCCCGCGACGACGCCCGCGCGGCCAAGAAGATGCTCGCCGTCGAGGGGGCCAAGCTCGCCAAGGCCATCGTCAACAAGGAGAACAACGGGATCCTCGCCGTCGAGGCCCTGTCCAAGCTCCAGGAGTTCGAGTTCGGGGGCGTGCAGCAGGCCACCGCCGAGTACATGGCGTTCCTGGACAACGACTGGGAGACCCTGACGGGCCTCAGCCAGGTCCGCCAGGGCAACGTCGACGCCGACGCCACCGCGACCGCCGTGGTCGAGGCCAGCAGCGCCGCCGACCGCCGGGTGAAGTACATCCAGTCCCGGTTCCGCGCGTGCACCCGCGAGCTCCTGACCCGCGTCGCGTGGCTGATGTGGAACAGCGACATGGTCGAGTTCCCCGTCCCCGTCGACGACCCGGCCACCGGCCAGACGATGCAGGGGTATTTCCGGGGTGGCGTGCAGGAGGGCGACGACGCCAGCTTCGAGGACCTCGAGCTGGACATCGAGCCCTACACCATGGAGCACGTCGACCAGAACGCCCTCCGGGCCCGCATGACCGAGGTGTTCAACCTCGTGACGGCCGTCGTGGACCGGATCCTGGCCAACCCCCTCGCCTCCGCGGCCATCGGCTGGGAGGACCTCATCAACGACACCATGGAGACCCTCAACATCAAGAAGGGGGGCCGCCGCTACATCAAGTGGCCCATGGTCCGGATGCTGGTGGAGATGCAGATCGGGGCCCTGATGGGGGGCATGGGGCTGGGCCTGGTCGGCGGTGCCGCCGGCGGCGCTGGGGGCGGGGTGGTGGGGGTGGGGCCGGGGAACCAGAGCACGGCGATGGGCGGGTCGGCGGTGGGGACGGGTGGCGGCAGTTCGTCCTGGATGGCCAGCCCGGGCGGGTTCGGGCGCGGGCCCGGCGGCGGGGTGGGCCAGCAGACCAGGTCCCAGGCGTCCTCCTTCGGCCAGCAGGCATCCCGGGGCGCGGTCCCGGCTGGAGCGTGAGCATGGCGGTGTACGAGTACCAGAACGCCCGCGGGGAGAAGCGCGAGATCGTCGCGCCCATGACCTCCCCGCCGCCCATGTCGCTCCAGTTCCTCGAGGACGGGACCTGGGCCGAGGCCAGCGAGCCCGACGCCGAGGGGACCTTCAACCGCGTCCTCTTCGCCCCCGTGGTGGGCGTCCGCGACGGCCAGGGCGGGGTGAAGTACCGCGGCCAGGCCATCCCCGTGTCCCAGAGCCTCCCCTACGACGACCCCGACCGTCCGGCCGTCCCCGACCGCCTGGACGGCCACCCCGTCAAGCGCAACGCCGACGGCACCCTCCGCACCCTCGACGATCGACCCATCATCCGCAACCGAGAGGACCGCAAACGTTACTGCGCCGCCCTCGGTTTCACCCCCAGGGATTGAGCCCATGCCCGACGACACCGCCGCCCCCGCCCCCACCCCCGCCTCCCTCGTCGCCGACGCCGGCAGCACCGTCCTGCGGTTCTACGGCGCCCACCGGGAGAGCCCCTTCACCCCCCGCAAGGCCATCATCATCGACGAGGTCGAGTCGGACAACGGCGTCCCCGCGACCGACGACGACCCCGGCCGCGGCCCGCGCCGGATCGTCAACGTCCTGGTGTTCAACTCCGCCCAGCACGACGGGGGCCGTCCCGAGGTCGAGCAGGTCAAGAACGTCCTGGTCCTCGACGCCGACCAGCCGCTCAAGGAGGGCGAGGAGACGGCGTGGGAATGGCCCGCCGTGAACTTCGTCTCCACCGGCGCGCCCACCGTCACGCCGCGCCCCACGAAGGCCCCCGCGGCCAAGGGTCCCCGCAAGCCCAAGGGCGAGGACCCCGCCAAGGCCTGAACCGTCCCCCTCCCATCACCGCCCACCAAGGAGCCCCCCGTGCACGCCAAGCCCACCGACGCCCAACTCGAACAGCGGTTCGCCCACCACCCCCCCAAGGAGGACCAGGCCGCCCGCTACAACGCCATCCGCACCAAGATGTGCGAGACGGCCAAGTTCATCCGGGACCGCACGCCGGTCTGCCCCGAGCAGACCCGCGCCATCAACGCCCTCGACGAGGCGATGTTCCTGGCCAACGCGGCCATCGCCCGCAGCGAGTAGGACCCCACCGCATCACCGCCCCTGACCCGCACCCCCCGTGAGACCGTCCATGCCCGCCACCGAGTCCAGCTCCACGCCGACCGCTCCCCCGCCCAGCCCGGGCACGACCACCGCCACCAACAACCCCGCCGGCGACGGAGCCGCCGGCAAGGGGGGCGGGAGTGCCTCCAGCCCGGCGCCCAACGCCGGGGGGAAGGGACGGGACCTGGGAGGTCAGCAGGCTCAGGGAGGCAAAGACCCCGAGACCCTTGCCCGCATCCGGCGGGAGGGCTTCGCCAAGGCCATCGGCAAGGCCCCTTCGGGCACGTCGAAGAGCGCCGGCGACAGCAGCCCCGCCGGAGGGGTCGGAGACGGCGAGCAGCCCGGCGCCAAGGACGGCCACGGGAAAGAGGGGGGCAAGCCCAGCGGTGAGGGCCCCCCCTCTTCTTCTTCGACCGAGGGCGAGGAGGGCGGCGACGACCGCTCCAAGCTCGCCCAGCGCAACGAGCGGATCGTGGAGGCCAAGGCCTTCATCCGCCGATTCACCAAAGGAAAGTTCGACGCGGCCAACCTGGATGGCATGACGCAAGCCGCCGTGCTACAGTTGGCCGAGACGCTCAAGGAGCGTCACGCCGACTTCGGCCGCGAGCTCAACAGCCGGGGCAAGACCCCGAGCAGCGAGCAGCCCCCCGAAGGCGACGATGAGGCCGCGGGTCAGTCCGACTCGCCCCCCTCGACCGGCAAGGGCCGCAAGCCCAACGCCGGGGACCGCCAGCCCTCCCCGGGCGGCAAGGCCGACAAGGCCCCTGCCATCCCGGCCGGTCTGGAAGCCGCGCTCAGCCTGATGGACCCGGACGAGGCCGACCGCACGCGGGCGGAACTCGCCGAGACCATGAAGCGGGTGACGGACGCCGACAAACGCGAACGCGAGTTCCGCGAGAAGGAGGCGTCCTTCAACTTCGCTACGGGCCTGAGCGCGTTGGAGGCTGACTTCCCCATGCTCAAGGAGGAAGCCAGTGTCCAGCGTTTGGCCGAGTACCTCATGGCCAAGCCGGATCGGAAGGAAGTCCTCCTCTCCGGCGACGTGAAAGAGATTCACGAGACCATGCGGGACGCGGCCAAGGTTGTCTTCTTCGACCAGGTCCGGGAGAAGGCTCAGCAGAAGGCCAAGGACGACTTCAGGCGGCAGACGGGCAACGGCTTGGGCGGGGACGGATCCGCGTCCAGGCCGGCGGGGCAGGGCACGAAGCCCACCCCCGAGCAGATTCGGAAGGCGGGGTTCCGCGCGGCCAAGGAGGGCCGCACCCCCGACGAGAACCGGAACCTGCTGGCCCAGTACCTCTACGGGTCGTGAGTGGCTGATGCTGGAGCTGGACCCCGGGCCCCGACACAAGGGACCGGCCCATGCCCATCAGCACGTTCGAGAACTACCTGAGCAACACGCGCGAGGCGCGGGTTCAGGGGTACGACGAGATCAAGAACCTGGTCCAGCGTCAGTCCTACCTCGCGGGGGACATGCTGGACAACCCCACCAACAAGACCATCCGCGGGGGCGACCCGCTCAAGTGGACGCTCTTCACCCGCACCTCGGGCAACTTCGGCCCCTACGAGGGTGGCGAGGAGCGGGCCATCGAGCGCCGCACCGGCTCCCCCGAGGCCAAGGCCCCGTGGCGGTTCTTCGAGAACAACGAGCCCATCGTCGAGGCGGAAATCGACCTCAACGAGGGTGACGAGGAGGCCCACTTCAACCGCCTCGAGGCGCAGATCTTCGCCTCCCTCAACACCGAGCACTACGAGGGCATCGAGAAGCAGATCTTCGCCGTCCCCAACACGGACATGATCGACCTGAACGTCCGCAAGGGCGACATCATCTCGGTCCCCACCTGGGTCCCGGCCGGCTCCACCGAGTCCACGTACCAGGGTCTCCCGGCCAACTGGGGCGCCACGCAGACCATCGCCAACGTCAACCGCGTGAACAACGCCAACGCCCGCCCGATCCTCAAGGTCTACTCGTCCTCGGCCCCCGGGGACAAGAAGGCCGGCCTGTGGGCGGCGTTCGGGAAGATCTTCTCCCGCACGCTGTTCGACAAGGCGGTCCGCGGCCTCTCCCGGGCGTCCTTCCGCGAGTCCGTCCTCCGCCGGTACAAGATCGTCACCGGCCTCAACGGCCGCGACCTGGCCGAGCAGGAGCAGCGGTTCGCCAACGACCAGAACGGGAAGGACTCCGACTTCTCCGGCGTCACCTTCCGCGGCCTGCCCATCGACGGGTACTCGATCATCGACGAGCTCCCCCTCGACCACTCCACGGCCACCCCCTTCACCCAGGTCTACCCCTCCTTCCGCCCGCCGTTCTGGTTCCTCGACCTCAACGAGCTCTACCTCGCCTTCCACCCCAAGCACATGATGAACGAGGTCATCAAGGACGGCGGCGCCCGCCAGCGGGACCTCCGCGCGGTCTTCCGCGAGTCCTGGATGCAGATGATCTGCGAGCGGCCCAACCGGCTCGGCGTCGCCGTCGGCGTGTAAGCCTCCACCCCTGACCAAGCCCCCACCACGGGGGAGGGGTGGCCCACGCCCCTCCCCCTCAGACCAAGGAAGGTCACCCCCATGCTCAGCTTCTCCTCGATCCTCAAGGCGCTCGGTTTCAAGACCGACCTCCTGCCCCGCCGGGCGTACTGGCGCGGCTCGACCTCGATCACCCGCGGCCAGGTCGCCGCCCTGCCCCTGTCGATGGGCAACGCGACGTACAACTCCATCGACACCGAGAACGACAACTACTGGGGCCGCAACGCCCTGGAACTCACGGCGGACTCCAACGCCCACGTGAACTACTGCCTGGTCGTCGCCCTCGGCACCATCCTCCCCAACGCCATCGGCCAGTTCGCCATCGCCGGCGAGCTGGACGTGTACGTCGGCGTCGGGCAGAACGGCGGCTCCGACCTGACCGCCGCCGCCGGCCAAGTCCTCACCTCCTTCAAGAACATCGCCACCAACGTCCCCGGCACCTACGCCGACCGGACCCTCTGGACCCGTCCGGCGGTGGGCACCGGCTCCCACGACGACCTCAACGCCCCCGCGGCGGTGTTCGGCGTCGTCCTCGAGACCCCCCCCGCGTCCGCGTCCCCCGCCCTCAAGCGGTGCGCGTTCAACGGGATGGGCATCCTGCACATGCGCGGCGGCGGCGCCTAATCGGCCCCTCGCCCTCCTGGCACAACCCATCAGTGCTCCCTGGGCGGCGGCGACGCCGCTCAGGGGATTCATGAAGACGGCCGGCTGGTACATCACGCAGATGAAGCACCGGGTGGGCAAGAACACCTGGGACTCCCGGGTGGACCCCTGGGACGTGCTGAACCTCGCCGGCGAGGACCTGGTCGACGCGCGCCCGTGGAACCTCCTCCACACCACGATCAAGGTCCCCGCGGTCGCCGGCCAGGACTTCATCGCCATGCCCGCCGACTTCGGCGAGCTCGTCTCCGCCACCATCGAGGGGATCGGAGTGGGCGGGGTGCAGATCACCGCCCCCGAGGTCCTCCGCAAGCTCCGCCAGCGGGGGCGGACCTACACCGGGTGGTGGTTCCTGGCCATCGACGGGAGCCTCCCCCAGACCTCCCCAGCCGTCCCCGCCCTGGTCGCCGCGGCCATCTACCCCCAGCCCACCGAGGCGGCCTCCCCGGTCATCACCCTGACCTACCGCCGGCGGTGGCGGGAGCTGGTGGAGCAGAACGACGAGGGCCGGGTCCCCAACCTTCCCCCCCAGTTCCATCTCGCCCTGACCCTCGGGTGCCGGGTCTGGGCCTTCGAGCAGCTCTACCCCGAGCGCGAGGCCCCCGACCGGGCCAAGTACCAGGCGGAGATCGAACGCCTGTGGACCAGCACCGACCAGCTCCTCCAGACCGACTTCGGCCCCATCGTCGGCGGCGTCACCGCCGACCGCGAGAACGACGACATGCTCCAGATCGGAGAGTTCCGACTCTGACCCGAGACCTCACCAGACCCCCACCGCAAGGAGATCGCCATGCCCCTCACGACCGTCGAGCAGTACAACATGGGTGACGAGGCCAAGATGGGCCTCATGCAGGACGACTTCCTGGTCGGGGAACCCCCCCGGATCAGCTCGTTCACGTCCTTCGAGCTCCTCCCCGCCACCGCCGTCGCCGCCGGCACCGACAAGCTCACCTTCATCAACACCGGCGCCACCCCGGGCACCCTCGCCCGCGCGACCAAGGGAGGCATCGCCTACCCCACCGGCGGCGCCTCCGGCAACGCCTCGGTCCTGACCGGGGTGTCCGCGACCGCCTTCCGCCCCACCATCACCGCCACCTCCAAGGTCATCTTCGTGGCCCGGGTGTCGATCCCCACCATCACGAGCGTCCTGGTCCAGGTCGGGCTCGGCCAGGCCCCCTCGGCCACCGACCCCGCCGCGGCCAACAGCGGCACCGACTCGGCGGAGTTCTTCTTCGACCCGGCCAACGCCCTCTCCTCGGGCGTCGGGACGACCGCCCTGGGCAACTGGCTGGTGCGCTGGCGGTCCGCCTCGGGCACCGTCACGTACCGCGACACGGGCGTCCCGGTCGTCGCCGGCCAGGATTACAACCTGGCCATCGCCTTCAACGACGCCATCCAGCCCATCTTCATGGTCAACCGCGACATCAGGGCGGTGGGCGTCGCCCTGGCCACCGGCATCGTCATGATCCCCCAGTTCGGCGTCAAGACCTCCACCGCGGCGGCCCGCTCCTTCGAGTGCCGCTTCGCCAAGGTCGGCCGCGACTGCGCGTAACCCGCCCATCTCAAGTCCGCGGACGCGGACGGCACGGCCCGTGTCCGGATCGAGAGGTCCGGCGGGCTTTTTGCAGAGGCCCATCACCATCCCCTTCCCCACCAAGGGCGTGTCGAAGGCCGAAGCACGCGGCCTCCAGCCCGAAGGCACCTGCCCCGACTCCTTGAACGTCCGGGGCGTGTCCCCCCGCACCCGCCGCAAGGGCGGGGGGTCCCGGGAGGGGACCATCCGGGCGTTCGTGAACGCCGCCGGGCAGAGCACCGCCGGCCCCCTGGGCAAGCGCATCACCGGCGCCGTCCGGTGCGTGCGGTCCTGGAACGAGACCATCAACCCCGCCGGCAACTACGTGAACGTCGTCGACGACTTCACGGGGTACGCCGTCCCCAACAACTCGGGCGGGTTCTACTCGGGCACGGACTTCCGCGGGGAGTTCGTGATCTTCGCCAAGGACCCCTCCCAGACCTACGCCACGATGAACCCCTCGACGGGGTCCTACCCGAACGGGCCGTTCTTCCCCACCCAGAGCACCGACCCCCGCGCCGCCTTCCGCGAGCTCCGGGTCGACGCCCTCCCCGTCTCCGGGTCCGCGAACTACGGCCTGGCGGTCAACTACGCCACCGGGAACGCCATGCGGGTCACCCTCCGCATCAACCCCACCCCCTTCGGCACCAGGGGGGCGGCCTACCCCACCCCCGCCGCCGGCCAGTGCACGAACCTCGGCCCCTTCGTCCGCGGGGCCGCGAACATGCGGGACTTCGTCTGCGCGTACCTGGTGGCCACCGCCGCCAACGTCGTCCAGCTCCGGGTCGAGACCCACTCCGGCGGCGTGGTCACGACCTACACCAGCAGCACCACCCACAACCTCAGCGGGGCCGCCTCCCTCTTCGCCTCGACCCTCAGCCTCGAGCTGGTCGCCACCGCCACCGCCATCATCTTCCGGGTCGTCTGGGGGGACGAGGGGATCGACGAGACCTACACCCTCAGCCAGAACCCCCCCGGGCTCACCCTGGTCGGCAACACCCGCGCGGGCGTCATCTTCCGCCACGCCGGCTCCTCGGCCTACCGCTCCATCGCCAAGCTCGAGTACACCAAGATCGTCCCCCTCGCCCCCGAGGTCCTGTACAGCATCTTCGCCTCCGACGCCGACCAGAACCAGGGACGCTGGCAGATCCCCAAGGGGTGGGATTCGGTGTACGTCACCAACGCCACCGTCGCCGGCCGCCGGGGCGACGCCTCGGCCTACAGCGAGAACGGGTCCACCCCCTCGGTCAACTACCCCATGATCGACCGGGTCGGCGCGTCCCCCGCCTCCGGCGCCCCCGCCGAGGCCCAGATCTACGGGGGTCAGACCGACGGGGTCACCGGCGAGGGCGGGGCCAACGCCGGCGGGGCCATGGTCAGCCGCACCCGCCTCATGCTCCCCAGCGACCTCTTCACCGACGCCGCCGTCGCCGCCCTCACCGAAACCCCCGACGTGGAGCCCGCCTGGACGGACACGGACGGGACCATCGACGACTCCATCGGGGCGGGGTTCCGCCTCGACGGGATTGAGGGGACCTACTCGTGACCACCGGAACCCCCGGCAGCCCGGCCGCCTTCAAGATGCTCGAGGTCCAAGTCCAGCGGACCAGGTCCTCCGTGTCCCGGCTGTTCAACCAGTCCGACTTCGTCCGGCTTCAGCTCGTGCAGAACATCGCCGGGGTGAAGACCGTCCTCGACCGCAAGGCTGTGTCTACCACCGCCTGGGGAGGCCCCTTCGACACCACCCAGAAGCCCCGCTTGAGGGACGCCTACGACGGGGTCACCGCCGCGACGAACTACATCGAGGTCTCCGTCAACGGGGTCGTGGTCGCTCAGCTCTCCCCCAAGAACAGCGACATCGCCAACTCCTCGGGGCTCGACTACTCCGGGGCCTTCACCCGCCGCGTCTGCCTGGTCTTCAACGGGAACAGCGACGCCACCAACAAGGCGTGCCGCGCCGCCGGCGGGCGGATCATCCGCCGACCCCAGTCCACCGGGCAGATCCCCAACGCCGGCCGCCCCGACATCATCGCCTTCGTGGCAGGCGAGGTCTGGGGCGCCACCCGGGGCGAAACGGACACCCTGGTCAAGTTCGCCAAGACCGCCAACGCCGGCACCGTCCCCACGAACGACGGGCTCCTGGGGAACTACGTCCAGGCCATCGCCCGCATCATCACCTGGCCCAACGAATCAGGCACGGACAAGACCCGAAACCGCGTGCTCGCCCTCGACGGCTCGACCGCCGCCGCCACCGCCCACATGATCGTCGACTCCGTCGACCAGCGAGTCCACAAGTGGGACCCTGGGGCGTACAACACCGAGGTCCGGGGGTGCGAGCTCATCGCCAACTTCGGGTTCCGGGTCTTCCTGGGGGCTCCCCCGGGGAACAAGGGCATGTGGTACGTGTCGGCGTCGAAGGACACCGGCTCCCGCAAGGCCTGCGAGAACTTCGACCTCTCCGACGCCGGCCTCACCGCCGCGGAGCGGGCGTTCAGCGGCACCAGCCCCGGCGTGGGCACCCCCGCCGACTCCATCGTCGCCGTCGCCGAGGTCCCCACCGACGACACGCGCGAGGCCGTGAGCCTCCGCCTGTTGATGTTCTGCTCGAGGTCGATCTACATGCTGGACGGGGACCCGGGGGCGGGCGGGAAGGTCGTCCCCATCTCGACCTCGACGGGCATCGTCGACCGCACCGCCTGGTGCTACGACAACCGGGGCAACGTCTGGTGGCTGGGGAACGGGGGCCTGCACGCCATGCCCCGCGGGTCCCGGGAGTACACCAGGACCGACGGGCGCCGGCTCCCGGAGTTCTTCGACTACACCGACACCCGCAACTACCAGGTCGTGATGGCGTTCCGGGCGACGGACACCACCATCCGGGTGTACCTGGTCCCCCGCCCCGGGACCACGAACCTCCGCGGCAAGGCCCTGGTCTACGACATCGAGAATGAGGCGTTCTGGCCCGACGAGTACCCCGAGGGGCACGGCCCCTCCGCCGTCATCGAGATCACCGGCCAGAACCCCCAGGACCGGAGCCTCCTCCTCTGCGGGACCGACGGCTTTGTCCGCGAGCTCTCCGACGCGGCCACCTCCGACGACGGGGAGCCCATCGACTCGTGGATCAAGTTCGCCCCCATGCAGCTCGAGGAGGGGGCGGTGGAGGGATTGGCGTCCGAGTTGTGCGCGGTGGGGGCGAAGGGTTCGGGCATCCTCAACTGGCTGTGGTTCGGCTCCGAGAGCCCGGAGGAGGCCCTGGACATCGACATCGGGTCCTACGTCGACGGGGTCCTCACCGGCCAGCAGACGCCGGACGCCTCGGGGGTGTTCTTCTCGACGCACGCGGGGCGGCAGGAGTGGGCGGACGTTCGGGTGACGGCGGGGGCCCACATGCTGGTCCTGCGCCAGCGGTCGGCCACCGAGTGGTGGGCGTTGGGTTCTGGGATGCAGGTCAGGATGGACCCGGCGGGCGACCGCCGGACTCCGTAGGAGGTGCACGATGAGCGGGTTCATGACGCCGACGAGCCTGATGTCCGTGATGGCCCAGCGCGGGGCCGCGCCCGCGGCGGGGTTCGACCTGGGCGGGGCGCTCGGGGCGGCGAACCCCTACCTCATGCTGGGGTCCGTCGGCCTGGCCGGCCTGGGTGGGATCATGGGCGGCCGGGCCCAGAAGAAGGCGAACCGGGCCAACGAGGCCCGCTACCGCCAGATCCTCGGGCTCCTCCAGGGCCAGGGGTCGGCGGCCAAGCAGGAGATCGCCATGCAGGAGGGGGAGGCCCGGGCCGGCCTGGGGGCGAACCTGCTGCAGCGCGGCATGACCGGGTCGTCCGCCTACGACGCCGCGATGAACGACCTGCGGGAGCGGGGCCAGCGGCAGCGGACCGCCATCGACGAGTCCGTCGCCAACCGGATGGCGGGGGTGATGGAGAACCGGACGGACACCGCGGGGGGCAACCCCCTCATGGGGTTCGCCCAGCTCGCCGGCTCCCTCGGGCAGTACGGCGGGAATCTCGACTTCCAGCGGAAAATCCTGGCCATGCTCCAGGGGGGCAACATCAACGGGGCCGGCGCGGCGGCCCGCATCTTCGGCGGCGGAGGCTGAACCCATGCCCATCATCGTCCGACACGACGGCTCCCCCATCATGGCCGGGCTCGACGCCGCCGCCGGCGCCGCCGCCAACGGCATCGCAGGCCAGGCCCAGGGCATGGGCGGCCTGAGCGACATGCTCATGCGCCTCGCCCAGGCCCAGATCGCCGACCAGGCCAGCCAGCGGCAGTTCGACCGCAGCGTCCAGATGGCCAACCTCGAGGACAAGATGATCCGCGGCCGGTCCCAGGAGGGATTCGACCGCGCCCGCAAGGCCGAGGAGGAGGACCGCAACAAGCTCCGCGACCAGGAGATGCAGGACGCGGCCCAACTGGCCATGGCCTACGGGGAGCGGTACGGGACCATGCCCCCCCCGGGCCTGCTGAACCGGCAGGACGTGCAGAACTGGGTGTCGATCATGGAGTCCGACCGGAACAAGGAGGAGAAGCAGGCCGAGACGGAGCGGCTGTACGGCCGTTCGACGGCGCTCGGGAACTGGTACCTCCGTGCGTCGGGCCTGGGCGGCAACGGCGCGGGCGCCCTCGGGTTCGCCGGAGGCGGGACGGGTGGGGTTGGTGGGGTTGGTGGGGGGGCGATGCCGGGGGTCGGGACCGTCAGGAGCCCGGGCGGGGGCGTCGCGGGGTTCGTGCACAAGGGCATGTCCGGGGGGATCGACGGCACGGGGGGCTACTCGGCGGCGGCCGGGAGCGACCCGAACGAAAACCGGGGTGGAGGCCTCCCGCCCGGGTACGGGGTGTTCCAGCCGGGGATGGCGCCGGGGGAGAACCCTTCGCCCCAGCCGGCGGGCTTGCCCCCGATGGACCTGCCGCCGAGCGGGGTGCCGGTCGATGTCGCCAAGTCCCTGGTGGACGACCTGCGGGTCCGGGAGCACAACGCCGCGATGGAGAGGATCGCCGAGCAGCGGGCCATTGCAAGCCAGGCCATCGCCCGGGCTCGTGCGTCGGGCGCGAAGTTGTCGCCCGAGGACGAGGACCTCGCCACGACGTACCTGGAGGGCATCACGAACGCGACGCTGAGCCCCGAACAGGACGCCAGGGCCCGCGTCTGGCTCAAGTCCAAGGGGTTGCTCGCCGCCGACAACATGATCGTCGGGCCGTCTCCGGAGGTTGTCGCCCAGCAGAAGCAGGCCGAGAAGGAGCTGGAGCGGATGCGCGACCTCCTCAAGTCCTTCGACCAGAAGAGCAGCAGGGCGGCCCACAACTACGCGGTCGAACACGGGCTCATGTCCCCGTCCAAGGAGAACGGCCAGCCGAAGCCCGACGAGACCAAGGCCCGGGCTCACCTCCAGAAGGCCATCGAGGACCAGAAGAAGGTGGTGGACGAGGCGACGAAGCGGCTCGGCCGCGGGCAGGACCCGTCGAAAGCCCTCACCAAGGAGGACTTCAACCTGCTGTACGACGCGGTCATCCCCGGCGGGGGCACGAAGTAGAGGCGAAGTCTCTGGGCTCTCTGTTGCGCGGGGTGGTGGTCCCGGAAGGGGTCCTCGGGTGCTGTCTACTTCACGGGCTCGGCACCGGGAAGGTTGGGATCTCGCACGAAGATGAACTGCTGGTAGTAGATCTCGATCGTGTACGGGGTGTTGATGTACGAGGCGGGACCGGGGGAGACGGTCTCGGATGCCCCGACGGCGACGGCCGAGCCCGCCGGCCTGCCGTATGCGTCGTTCGCGGAGGCGAACGCGACGGCGGTGGTCGTGCTTGTTTGGGGCGGTCCCGGGATGGCGAGGGAGAGGGTCCCCGAGCTGGTGCGCGTGTGTCGCATGCCTGTGTAGATCACGTTGGCACCGTGAGCCTTGGCGAAGTCGTGGATGTTCGGCGCATCCTGGAGCACCGATTCATAGCAGGAGAACCCCACGACGACCGCGCCGTGCTCCAAGGAGTCCTTGAACTGCTGATCTCGTTCCGGGGTCAGCCCAGCTCGAATCACCGAGAGGGTGGCTCGGGGGTACTCAACCGACGCCCGAGACTGGTACATGCGTTCGTACATGGGGGCCTCGCAGCCGGCCAGCGCGAGGATGGACACCAGGAGGATCGCGGTTGTTCTCATTCCGGCAGCATACCGGCCCGGGCTCATTGGTCCGAGCTTCGGAACACCACACAAAAGTATAACATTGGCCTAGAATACCTATCGTGTTCCGAACATAGAATGGGGCTGGGAAGCGGTATGCTCGGGCGATGGAGACTCCACGGATCTGGAGCGGGAAGAAGGTCCTCGCGTTCGTCGCCGGGATGTTTGTGGTGACGGCCGGGCTGATCTACGCGGGGTGGAACCCCGGGAAACACCCCGCCGGGTCTGCGGCCACTCCGCCCTCTCCCGCGTCGGATGCGGGACCCTCCGCGACCCCCGCGCGAGATGACCAGTCAGACCCCATCGTCTACATCACCCGGACCGGGAAGAAGTACCACCGCGCGGGGTGCTCTTCGCTGAGGGCGAGCTCGATCGAGCGCCATCTCTCGGAGGTGCAGGGTCGGTATGGGCCATGCTCGAAGTGCAACCCGCCGCGATGAGCAGCCGGATGGGGTTTCTGGCCTACGCCCGAGAGCGGCGGCGCGGGGCCTTGGCGGGCTTCTTGCTGGGGGACTTCTTGGGGGGGACTTCCGTCGCACCCTGCCAGAAGTGGATGGTCGTGCTGATGGGGAAGATCTCCATCGGGTGCTGATGAGTTCGCTTCATCCCAGTCGCTCCGGAGCTGCCACGAACTTGAGCGGCACGCGGACCAGCAGCTCTTCCCCGTGCATCACCTCGATCGTATGGAGCCCGAGCTGGTAAACCTGCACGCCATGCGTGCGCAGCCCCCGAAGCGAGGGAACGTCGTCCCCCTCCGTGAGGACGTTGAAGTGCCACTCCTGCACCAGCCGGCCAACGTTCGGCTCAGCTTGGCACGTCAAGGTGACCTTCAGGCGGTGCGTGATCCCCTTGTTGCCCATGACGAAGAGCGCGAAGTCCAAAGCCTCGGTCATGGCGGGGACCTTCTCAACCCCAATCCGAAAGCCGGGGGCGTTCAAAGTCGCCCGATTCTCGCTCGGCTGGAAGGTGAGGCTCTCCACGGGGATCACCGTCAGGCAGCGGATGGGCATGCGGCCATCGTACCGGATCGGGACCTTTGGCCCCAACTCCTACCACCCACCGCTCATCCGCGCGGACGCAGCCCCACACCCTTCCGCAGCCGGATACACTGACTCCGTGCCGCCCGCCCCGCCCTGACCGGGGACGGCTATGGCCACCCTCACCATCGGACTCACCGCCTCCGCCCCCGAGCTGGGAGGCACCGACCCGGACGTGGAAGTCCTGGGGTCCGTCACCCTGACCAACGGGGTGAAGGTCGCCGGCCAGGCCACCCTGGTCGCCGCGAGCACCCCCACCACCTCGACCGTGGTGTGGCAGGCCATGAAGAGCGACGGGACCACCCAGCACGGCGTCGCCGGCGCCGCCTCTCCGTGTTCCGCCCTGGTCCTGACCGTCGACCCCGACAAGACCCTCAGCAGCGACCTGCCCGTGGGCGTCCGCGTGCTCTACACCAGCGCCGCCGGGGCCGTCCTCACCGATGTCGGGTTCCAGCAGCGGTCCAAGCTGCACCCCCTGGTCATCCCCGGGTCGGTCCGCGATTCGAGCGACGTGGAGCACTTTCCGACCAGGATCGAGGTCCGCAACCGCAACACCACGGCCGTTCCCGTTCAGGTCGACGCCTGGAACTGATCCCCCATGACCATCGCGGACACCTCCATCCAGGAACGCATCCGCGCGGCGGCGGGCAATGCCTCTACCCCGCCCACCCCCCCCACCCCTGCCGCCGACCCGGCTATGTCCGGTGCGCCGCCGGACCCCCGAGCCGCACTCTCGTCCCTGTTTCAGTCCCTCGACCCGGCTGATCGAGAGGCCACCCTCAAGGTGCTTCGGGCCCGTAAGTCCGGAGACTTCACGGGGGTCACGCACGGCGACGCCCAGACCGCGGTGCGAGTGCTCCAGGCTCTTCGCCAGCAGAGCACCCCGGCTCAGGTGTCCGCCGAGGCCGACAGGGTCTACGACTCCTTCGCGGGGATGGCCAACCGCCCCCGCGCCGCCGGCCCCGCGGTGACGATGGCGCCGGGTGAGACGCCCGGCCTCGTCGCCCCCGGGAACATCGACCTCCGCACCCGCCCTCGAGTCCGCAACGCCGACGGGTCCGTGAGCACCGTTCGGTCCATGTCCGTCGGCACCGACTTGGGCGAGGTCCTGATCCCCACCGTCTCCGACGACGGCCGGGTGATGACCGACCAGCAGGCCATCGACCAGTTCCGGAGGACGGGGCGACACCTGGGCGTGTTCGACTCCCCCGAGAGCGCCAACGCCTACGCGGAGATGCTCCACCTCCAGCAGGACACGAGCAACCCCTACCGAACCATCCCCGGGGCCGCCCCCTCCATCCCCGCCCCGCCGCCCGGCTGGCAGCCCGGGACCCCGGCGCTGGGGGTCACGGACATCCCCGTCATCGGTCCGGCCGTGAAGCTCACGAGGGCCATCACGGACACCCAGGCGGAAGCCTTGGCCCGCCAGTACGCGACCCCGCAGGTGTCGGGCGTCGGCGGGCTGGCGACCCGCATCGCCCGCATGGGCGCTGGAGTGCTGGATCCCGGGGGGGCCCCCATCGCGTCGGCGGCGAGCACGCTGGAGCAGGGCGGGGACCCGATCCAGGCGGCGGCGTCAGGCGGCGTGTCGGCGGCGTTGAACGTGGTCCGCCTGCCCTTCCTCGACGCCGCGGAGCGGGTTGGGGCTGGCCTGCTGGCCCGTGAAGCCCCGGAGGCGCTGAAGAAGGCGGTGGGCTTAGCGACCCGTGGCGTGGGTGCCGGCGTGGGCTACGGCGAGGCTCAGGCGGCTGCGGAGGGGCTGGCGAACCTCCCCCGGGCGGTGGGGCAGGAGGCGACGATGGGCAATCCCCATCCGATCCGGGCGGCCATCGCGGACGAGTTCAACCGGCTGGTGGCGGCCCAGCCCGAGATCCTGACCTCGGGGGCGCTGGGCGGCGTCGTGGCGGAGTTCGCGTTGCGGGTGGCCGGGCATGGGTTCGATCGGCTGGCGGGAGAACCTGGCGGGACGGGTGCGGAGGTCGGCGACACGACCTCCCCCCGGACCCCCAGGCAGCCCCCTTCCCCGCCGGTCCCCTCGGCTCCCGTCGTCATTCCCGATTTCAAACCCGCGTCCGTGAGGGAGTCCACGGCGGCGGCCATCAACCCGACTCCCAAGGAGACCACGAATGGTCTGCGAGAAGAAGAAGGGCGGCCGGAAGGGCTGCTGAACGGCACGGCCCCCACGCCCCCGGGTGAGTTGACCCCGGGGGGTGGGAGCCCCCGCCCCCCCACCCCCACCCCTGCCCCCGAGCTCGCCACCGCGACCGAGCCGGTCCGGTCCGGGGAGAGCGTGGACAGCGGGGAGGTCATCACTGACCCGCGCGGGCAGAGGTACACCGCCGGCGCGACCCTCGGCGACGGGAAGGTCGTCCTGCGCCGTGAGGACGGGCGGGCGTTCCGCCTCACGCCGGGGGAAATGGAGGCGCGGGGGTGGATGAGGACGAAGCAGGAACCCCCCGCGAGGATCGACGCGGGCGAGCCCAGCAGCCAGCCGGATGGGGTTCCCGCGGTCGGCGGGCAGGGGAAGGATACCCAGCCCTCCCCGCGGCGTGAGGTGACGACCGAGAAGCCGAAGACCAAGGCCTCGGACCAGACCAAGCACGAGTTCTCCAGCACGCAGTTCGATCTTCCGAAGGACCTCGCGGACGCGACCCGCGCGGCCTCGATGAAGATCCCGGACGCGGACTTGGCCGAAGATGGTCGGGAAACCAACCCCCACATCATCCTGAAATACGGCCTGCACACCGGAGACCCCGAGGCCGTCCGCGCCGCCATCGGCGACGCCGGGCCCGTCGAGGTCAAGCTCGGCAAGACCTCGGTGTTCAAGGGCGAGAAGGCGGACGTGGTGAAAGCCGAGGTCGAGGGCCCGGCCCTGCACGCTCTGAACCAGAGGATCGCCGACGCCCTTCCTCACACCGACACCCACCCGACGTATCAGCCGCACGTGACCCTCGCCTACGTGAAGCCCGGACTGGGCGAGAAGTACGCGGGCATGCGCGACCTGGAAGGCAAGACGATCAGGCTGGACCGCGTGACCTTCTCGGACCAGAACGGCAGGACCACCGAGGTGCCGCTCAGGGGCAAGGAGGCCGACAAGGCCGCCTCGATCCGCATCCGCGGCGACGAGTTCGGGCCCGACTCGGACCCCAAGGCCGTGCGTCAGGAGGCCCGGAGGTTCGTGCGGGACAACCTCCGGGAGACGGGGTACAAGAACGAGGAGACCGGGCGGACGATCCGCATCGGCAACTCGGGGATCAAGAAGATCCTCGCCAACTCGGCCGACCTGCGCCGGGCCCGGTTGCTGGCGGCGGTACCGGAGATCATCCGCGACGGGCGTCTGGATTCGAGCATGTCCCCGTCGGATGGTGACACCCGCATCCGCGCGTACCACAGGTTCTCGGCCGACATCGAGTACGCGGGTCAGCCCGAGACCGTGTCGTTCCTGGTCCGCGAGGACGCCAACGGCGAGTGGTACTACAACCACCAGATCGTCGAAAAAAGGAAGAACCCACCGTCAAAGCCGGTCAGGGGGCCCGAGGGCCCGCGGGGTCCGGCAGGTGGGTCTTCCGAACCCAGTATCGGCGAATCGCCCGCCCCTGTCAAGGGGAAGGCGGAGGAGTCCGGGCAGGTGACGCCGAAGTCCGGGAGCACCCCCGAGGCCAGGGATGCCGCTCAGGCGTCCGAGGATCAGGTTCCGAAGGCCGACGCCCCCGGATACCTCGACCGGGTGGTCGCGTGGGCCGAGTCCAAGGCCCGGGAGGGTCGAGCCCCCCGCCCCGGGGACCGGCCGGGGTCCCGCTTCGGCGGCACCACGGTGAACGTCTACGACGTGATCGCCGCCGCCGCGAAGGTGGTGCGCAGCGGCGTCCGGACCGCGGTCAAGGTCCGCGACACCGTCCGGGAGATGCTGGGCAGGGACGACCCTGAGGCCGCCCGGCAGGTCTGGGGGCTGGTCAAGGCGGCCGAGACCAAGAACGGCACCCACGACGACGGCCGGTTCGAGCTGGCCGTGTCCGACTTCCTCGCCACCGACGAGAGGCAGAAAGCGACCAAGGCCCTCGTGCGCGAGACGACGGGCCAGACTCCGAACGAGGGCGACACCCTGACCCAGAGGGAGGCCCTGCGGGGGGCGCTCAAGGCCGAGGAGCGGGGGGCCAAGAAGGCCGCCGACGACGCGGAGAAGGTCCGTGCGGAGCAGGAGAAGCGGGATTCTCGCCGGCTTCAGGCCGCCGTGGGCTTGGAGCGGGGGGCGGCCCAGCAGTCGGCCGACATCCAGGCGGGCCTCGCCAAGCTGGACAAGCAGAGGGCTCTTTCCGCCGCCGGCGAGAAGGCCCGGGCCGAGCGGCAGGCCATGCGCGAGGACTTCGCCGACCAGCTCGAGACGCTCAAGGCGAAAGCCGACGTGGGGGAGGACATCCGACGCCAGCTCGCCGACGCCGCCCGCCGGTATTTGGACCCGTCCGACATCTCCAAGGTGCTGCCCCTCATCGCCAAGGCCAGGGCCCTGGAGCCCCGCACGATCAAGCTCCCTGACGGGACGACCATCACGGAGCCTGCCTCCCGGGCGTGGTACGACGGCCTGCGGAAGATCCTCGACATCGCCGACCAGTCCTCCGCGAAGAAAGCCCGGGCGGCGCTGCTGGCGGGGGTGGGCGGTCCCGAGCGGCCTCCGTCCAAGCCCAAGCTGGCCGCGGCCATCAACGAGCGGCTGGGGGTGTTGCCGGAGAAGTCCGACCTATCGCGCGGGGTGGTGAACCCGGAGAAGATGAGCCCCGGAAACCGCGACGCCGCGGCCCCGATCGTGGACAACCTGCGGAAGGGGTTCACGACTCGGGCCGCCCTCGACACGCTGGCGGATCACCTGCGGGCCAAGGTGGAGGCGGGCCTGTCCGGCTGGGCGGATGACACCAGGCTCGCCGAACTCAAGGCCATCGGGACGAGGCCCATCAAGGAACTCACCGCCGAACAGGCCGAGCTCCTGCACGACGCCCTCCACCACCTCGACTTCCTCAACAAGTCTGAGCGGTCGATGGTCGTCATGGGCAAGGAGATGGACCGGCAGAAGGCCCACGAGGACATCCGAGCCGGGCTCGAGAAGCGGTACAGCAAGAACCTGGCTCACCCCGACGAGATCGGCGCGTTGCACAAGGCCGTCCGGGACATGAAGACATTCTTGGGCCAGCAGTTCCGGGGATTCGGCCACCTGGTGGACGTGGCCTTCGGCAAGGACGGGACCGCCTACACCGTGCTGTTCCGGAACCCGCACCGGGGCGAGTCCAAGGCGATGGCCTCGGCCGAGAGGGCCAAGGACGCCATCCGGCAGGCCCTCGTCGACCACAAGGTCACCGAGTCCGAGCTCGCCAAGTGGAAGACCAAGAAGGAGTCCGTGAAGCTCCCGGGCGGGAGCCGGATGGAGCTGACCAAGGCGGAACGCATCGACCTTGCCGGCCTGTGGTCGGACCCGGACAACCGGGACATCATGCTCAGCAACGGCGTGAAGTACCGGCGCGACAAGGGCGACCAGGACGGCACGGTCCACAGGCTCGCCGCCGACGACTACGACGCCATCACCGCGTCGATGACCCCGGCGGAGAGGGCCGTGCTGGACGCCTTCAAGCGGGAGACGAACGGACGCCTGGCCAAGGAGATGAACGAGGCGTCGGTGCGGATGGACGGGTACGAGATCGCCACGAACCCCGAGCACTACAGCCGGTCGGTGGACACCTCTGGGATCCCTCAAAACCGCAAGGGGCAGGAGTTCACGATGCGGCGGTGGCTGGAGGACATGGGGATCCTCAAGGAGCGGACCAAGCACGCCCGCCCCGTCCTGATCCGCAACTTCTTCAACTTCGCGGACCCGCACATCGACAAGGTGGCGCGGTACGCCCACATGGCCGAGCCGGTCCGAGATGCACTGGTCGCCCTGGGCGACCCCAAGGTCCGCTCCGCGATGCTGCGGAAGTTGGGGGAACCATTCATCAGGCGGATGGAGGACCACTACGAGTACGCCAGCGGGACGGGGGCCCATACCACCGAACCCGACCAGCGTCTCGCGCGGAGGATCATCGGCTGGGGGGCCGTGCTCAAGCTGTGGGGCCGCCCGACCTCGGCGGCCATGCAGAAAGTGGGGTTCCTGGTGGCCTCGCAGGACGCGGCGAACGCCGCCGAGGCCCTGCGCATCGCTTCTCACGCGGTGAACCCCAGGATTATGGACTCGGCCGCCTACGAGGACATGGTGGCCCATTCTGGCGCCCTGGCCGTGAGGCACAACCACGGCGCGGGCCGGCTGGTGGACTTCAGCAAGGGGGAGAAGTCGGCGGGCATCGGGTCGAAGCTCTCGGCCAGCGTGACCGAGGCCGGGCTCAAGCCCCTCGACATCATGGACCGGGACGTGTCGGTGGGGATCTTCAAGGAGATTCGGGAGACGATCCGCAAGGAGAACCCCAAGTGGTCGCCGGGGCGGGTCAACGAGGAGGCGGCCATCCGGACCGAGGAGATGGTGGGGCGGACGCAGAACCCCATCCAGCGCATGGACCGATCCCAGATGGAGCGTGACGCGGACACGAACGCCTTCCGCGCGGCCATGATGCTGTTCTCGTCCGCCGGCGTCCGGGCGGGGAACATGATCCAGAGCCGGGTCTACGAGGCCATCAAGAACCCCACCCGCGAGAACAAGGGGTGGGCGGCGTACACCCTGGCCACGGGGGCGCTGGGGGCGGTCATCGCAGAGACCATCCGCGAGGAGTGGCGGAAGCTCAAGCACGGCCACCAGGACGAGCAGTTTCCTCGGGACTGGACCGAGCACACCGCGAACGTCGCCGCCGACCTCGCCAATCAGTACGTGCCCGGGGCGGGCGACATCGTGCGCGGGACGGTCAACAGCATCCGGAAGAAGCCCGCGAACGTCGGCAGCGACTCCTTCGCGGAGGCGGTCGTCGCCGGGGTGCAGAACCTCATCACGCTGGGCGAGGCCACGCTCTCCGAGGACGAGGCGGACAGGGAAAAGGCCTGGAAGCGGCTTGGGCATCACTTCGGGGGATCCTTTGCTCCCGTGGATGCCGCCCGGGGGGTGTATGCCGCCACCTCCGGCCCCGAGGCCGCTCCGTGGTCGATCAAGGCCGCTCTCCTGCGCGGTGACGGCGACGCCGCGCAGAAGCGGATTCAGGACTTCATCGAGAACAAGGTCGCGTCCCCGCCGGCGAAGTACACGGACCAGAAGGACGAGGACGAGATCCGGCAGGAAGCGAGGTCCTCCCTGAGGTCCAGCCTGCTGCGCATGTCCGGCACCAAGTTCGACAAGCTCACGCAGGAGCAGAAGGACGCCCTGGAAGAGAACCCCGACCGCCAGCCGAGTTGGTACGACGAGGAGATGGAGAAGTACCAGGCGTGGATCGAGCTGGTCGATGCGTACCTGTCAGAGTGAAGACTCGGGCGCGGGTCGAAGACGTAAATGCCCGCAAGGGTCGTCAGGGTCCCATCCCTTGCTCTCTTTTCGACGAGTGATCGCCCAATCGATGGCTTTCTGGCACTCACGAGGAAGGTTCCCGTCGCACTCGAAGCGGACGCATTGGATGGCCCGATTGGTGAATACGTCCCTGGTCTCCTGCAACCCTTCTCGAAGGATCCAGTGGTTCACGTAGAACAGCGGAACAACGGAGAGTGCCGCGACGAGAAGAAACACCAGGCCAGAGTTTTCATGCATGATCGAATCTGGCAGACTGAACCCGCAAAGCACACAACCGACGAAGGCGAAGAATCCCCAGGCCACAAACAAAACGATGCTGCGGTCGCGTTCGTCGTCTTTGAACTTGATGTACGCCTCGTAGAATACGAGCATCGCGCTGGCTCGTTGCTCGTCGGTGACCTCGCAGAACTCCATGCCGTAGCGACGGTCGCGTCTGCGCGTGTTGGCCTTCATGGCGGTGACCATCCCCCGATGCTACCGAAACCCGGGGGCATGTTGCAACCCGACCGCCCGCCTGATCTCGGGGGTGAGCCCGGGACCCGACGCGCCGTGTCAGGCCGGCCCGACAAATGGCAGGCCGGCCCGACAACTGCCAGCCCGGGCGACCGTTCAACGTCCCGTAACGGGGCTACAGTGGGGGGTGCCGTCCGCGTCCGGGCTTGACCCGGAGACGCGGCCGTGCCCACCCCCCCCTCCAACGCTCGCCGGTTCATCACCCTCCTGGCCGTCCTGGCGGGCTCCGCCGTCGTCCTGCCCGGATGCGACCTGCTGGAGCCCCGGGTCGCCAGCCCCTTCACGGGCCAGCCCGTGACCGAGGCGGGGCTGATCCGCGAGGTCCAGGCCAGGGAGGCCGCCGCCAAGGCCGAGGCCGCCGAGGCCGCGGAGAAGGCCGCCGCCGACATCCGCGCCGCCCAGGCCTCCGCCCGCCGGGCCGCCATCGACCTCGCCCAGCGGCAGGCCACGACCGCCGCCGAGCTCACCGCGGAGGCCGCCCGCGTCGAGGCCGAGACGGGCCAGCGCGTGGCCGCCGCCACCGCCGCCGCGGAGGCCGCCGCCAAGGCCCTGACCGACCGGCTGGCCGTCCTGGACACCCAGGTCCAGGCCGCCCTGGCGGAGATCGACCAGAAGCGGCAGGCCGCCGCGGGGGTCCTCTCGGTCATCACGAACAACCCCCTGGTGAAGACCGCCGACGGCGCCACCGGGGGCGCCCTGCTGGGCGTCCTGGGGCTGGCGGGCGGGTGGCTGGGGCGGTCGGTGGGGTCGAGGAAGCGGCACGATGCCACCTGGGACGAGGCGACCGCCAAGGCGAAGGCCGAGGCCGCCGAGGCCAAGGCCCGCGAGGACGCCGCCTGGGACGCCGCCCAGGCCCAGCTCCACGCCCTGTACGCCCCGAGGCCGGCGGCCCCCGCCGGGGGAGGGGTGGCGTGACGGGCGCCCGGGGCTACATCACCAAGCGGACGCGGGTGGCCGCGAGCCTCGGCGTGGCCGGCGGAATCCTCCTGTCCGCCGTCACGGGGACGCTCACCGTGGCCAGCCTGTACTACTCCCTCGAGGCGAAGATCGCCCACGCCCAGACCACGGCCGACGCCGCCCAGGCCTCTGCCGAAGCCGCCGACAAGGCCGCCGACAAGCGGTTCGACCAGCTCCACGCGGACATGCTCATCATCCAGGCGGACGTGAAGACCCTGCTACAGAGGAAGTGACATGGCCATCCTCAAGGACATCATCGACTTCGCCACGAACACCGGACGCCTGGTCCACGAGGTGCACGGCGACTCGACGGCGGAGCGGGATGGGGACGGGCACTCGTACGGGTTCGCCGCGGGGCTGTCGAACCTGGTTGCGTGCGCGGGGGTGCTGATCCCCGCGAACCACAACTCCCCCAACAACGAGACCCACGGGTTCTACGGGGCCCGCCGCAAGGACAACGGGTCCGTCACCATCGGCGTCCAGGTCGGGCAGGACATCACCACCCCGGGCTACCTCACGACGTTCAAGCGGTACGGCCCCCAGGTCCCCCTCCAGTCCGGCTGGCAGGGCCCCCAGGCCGCGTACTACGGCCAGACGACCCTGAACGGCGCGATTCTGGCGGGCGACACCACGATCACGGTTCCGGACACCTCTGAGTTCCCAAACACCGGCCGCATCCTGATCGAGTCGGAGATCATCCAGTACGCCGGCAAGACCGCGACGACCTTCACTGGCTGCACCCGCGGCAACCTCTCGACCGTCGCCGCCGGCCACGCCAACGGGACCGTCGTCGCCGCGATGACCAACGGGGCCGGCTGGGGCGGGATGATCACCAGGCTCCACCCGTTGAACCCCTCGGTGGACCTGGTCTTGGGTGTGATCTACATGAGCCTCAGCGCCTCGGTGGTGCCTGGCGCGACGATCACCCAGCAGATCAATACCACCACGACGGACCTGAACACCGACACCACGTACACCGCGAGGGCGACCGGCTCGGCCGTGAACATGACGGGGTCCGCGGTCGGATCGGTCAACATCAACACCCTGTCCTTGGCCAACGCCAACCGGGACACGAACTCCATCACCTTCGGCTCCAGCTCGACCAATGGGACCGGGCCCTTTGGGCCCACCTGCCTGCTGTACAACGGCCTCTTCGCCGCCGCCCGCCCCATCGGGACCATCCAGGCCATGGGGATCAGCCAGGGCGGGAAGCGGTGCAACGAGATGATGCTCGAGCTGCGGAAGTACCACGCCGGCTCGGCCACCGTCGAGTTCGACCTGGGGTACATCTCGAGGTTCAAGGCCTACCTGCTGGCCGGCGGGGCGGGGGTGGGCGGGAACGGGACCCTCGGCGTCGCCATGGTCACCTGCTTCGGGCACAACGAGGCGAGCGGCGGGAACTTCACCGCCCTGGTGGACCCGACCGAGCCGTGGACCGTCTACCTCCAGAAGACCGTCCCCGGGGGCGCCCTGATCGGGGACACGACCATCACCCTCAACGACACCACGGGGATGCAGCCCGCGGGGTCCGTCTACATCAACGGCGAGCGGATCACGTACACCGGCATCGCGGGCAACAACCTCACTGGGTGCACCCGGGGCCAGTTCGGCACCGTCGCCCAGGCCGTGACCGCAGGGACGGGGGTGTACGTCGGGTACCCCTGCCATCACCCCATCGGGTTCGCCACGGACATCCTCTTCGACTACAAGCTCCTCCGGTCCGCCTGGCTCACCGCCGGCGGGAACGCGAACTACTTCTGGTACGTGTGGGTCCGGCCGATCCCGGTCTCCGCCACCCCCACGTACATCAGCCAGTTCACGGGGGTCTCGAACAACAACGAGAAGGAGGCCCGGCTCACGGAGTTTGCCGCGGCCGTCAACACGTACCTCGGCTCCCGCGCCGGGTTCGTCATCGCCGATCACTCCCTCGCCTGGACTGGCGGGGAGACCGGCACGTACCAGTACGGCGACACCACGGCCGACCTGGTCCACAACAGCAAGCAGGGCTACGTGCGCTCCTGGACGGAGCTGCTGGCCCGTTCCGCGTACCCCCAACCGGCCCGGCTCCGCAACCGGACCTGAGGAGACCCCCCATGAGCAGGCTCAGGACCCAGGCTTTCCGCCGCCAGCCGATGGCGAACATCTCGTCCGCCGCCTTCACCATCTCGGGCGCGGGCGTCATCACCAACGCCGCGCACAACACCCTCATCAACACCGTCCCCTCCCAGTTCGTGGCGTCGTCCTCCGAGACCGAGCCGTGGCGCGGGGGGCGCGTGCTGTTCTTCGGCACCGCGGCGGACAACACGCTCCACGACTACCGCGTCTACGGGTCCTGGCAGCTCGACTCCCCCGACCCGGACAACCCCCAGTGGCTCCTGGTGTGCCTCTGCTACGGGCAGTTCCGCCTCTCTGCTGCGCTGGGCACGGGCACCTCGAGGACGGCCATCCTCGCCAGCGAGCGGATCGCCGACGAAATCAGCGTCACGAAGACCGCCCTGGGGACTTCCCCGGTGGGCATCGGCGCCGCGGTCGTGACGACGTTCGGAGGGGTGGACCCCAACGCCTACTCGCCCCTGAACGACACGCCGGCCGTGCTGCTGGTCCCTGAGATGGGGAACCCCCAGCGGATCTTCGTGGACCTCAAGGCCGCCTCCGGCGACGTGGGGGTCTGCATCGCCGCGGACACCTGAACCACATTTTCGTGGGATTCCCGAGACCTCTGCCACAACTCTGCGTCCTCCAGACCGGAGGAGCCGACGTTTCGCACCCTTTACCGGGGGTTATTCGTTGTGGCTCTGCGTTTCGAGTTGCTTGTGTGGTCCGGTAATCAGTTATTGCAGAGGATTCCGCTTGTCCCGCCGCAAACCTCCCCGGATACTGGGGTTGTGTCAAGGCAAGCTCCCGAGACCTCCGGGTCGGAGCGCGTCGATGTCGCCGTGAGGCGCTACGCCGCGTGGTGCCGCGCCCAGGGCAAGGCGGAGCGGTACGTCGCCCAGGTCGAGCGCGTGATCCTGCGGGCGGCCGACGCCTGCGGGTGGGGAACCCTGCACGATTTGCCGGCTTCCCCCCGGTCCTTCGAGGACTACCTCACCGAGCTGGGCGCCAGCGCGAAGACCCGAAACAACGCCCTCTGCGCGGTCCGCGCGTGGGCCGACTGGCTCCGACGGCGGGAGGAGATCCCCGCGAACCCCTTCGAGAAGATCGAGCTCACGCGGCACTTCGGCGGGTCCGGCTCCCGCGCCCTCTCCGCGCCGGAGATGGCCGCCATGATCGCCGCCGCCGAGGCCGACGAGGCCCTCCCCGAGGAACAGCGGCGGTCGAAGTACGAGCGGTCGGCGTGGTACCGCCTGGCCCGGGCAACGGGCCTGAGGGCCCTGGAAATGCAGCGGATTCGCGTGGGCGCCGTCACCCTCGAGCAGGGCCGCGCGTGCGTCACCGTGCCGGCCAAGATCGCCAAGGGGCGGCGGACCCAGCGCATCCCCCTCGCCGACGCCTTCGTCCCTTGGCTGCGGGCGTACATCGGGAACCGGGACCCCCTCGATCCCCTCATGACCTCGCCGCGGCCGAGGAAGTGGGTGATGGACGGGGACGCCAAGGCCGCCGGGCTCCCCGGGCTCAAGGTGGGCCTGCACTCATTCAGAAAAGGCTTCGTCACGGCCTTGGCCGCGAGCGGGGCGCCCATGTCGGTGACGCAGGAGCTCGCGCGGCACACCGACCCCCGCCTCACCCAGGCCGTGTACGTCGACGCGAACCTGTTGCCGCTGGGGGATGCAATAAACGCCCTCGCCGCCGCAGGTTACGGACAAAGCACTGAGAATCTGTTGGATTCGGTCGGGCAAGCCGATAGCATGGATGAGTCAAGGCATCCGATGAACAAGCCCAAAACCAACCCGAGCGGACCGAGAGAGGCGAGGGAATCGCCCCAGTCGTCGGCTGCCTTGACACCATCCGTGACAGGCGACCTCGCCTCTCTCGGACGTTCGGGTTTTTCCTGCGGCGGTCACTCGACCGAGCAGGCTCAGCACTGGGCGCGACAGGACTCGAACCTGTTGCGGCCCGTGGCGTCCTTGTTGGCCGCTGCTGCTGACCTGATTCGGGCGGTGACCTCCCCGCGGGCGGGAGGTTTCGATGGTCAGTCAGCAGCAGAAGGACGCGGCGGATGCGGCGGGGGCGGCGAAGCGGGTGGAGAAGGCCGTGCGGGCGTTCCGCGACCCGGCGACCCCGGCTGAGGATGCCCTCAACCGGACGGTGGACAAGCTCGCCGACCTCCTGGCCAAGGCGACGCGGGGGGCCTCCCCCAACGCCCTGACCGAGGTGGTGTGCGGGCTGGCGGTGCGGGGGTTCGTGACCACGGCCGGCGAGGTCCCCTCGACCTCCGCCCTCCGCGTCACCCTCCGGGCCCTCGACATCATCCGCCCCCACTTCACCGAGGCCCAGGCCGCGAAGGTCAAGTCCGCGGTATTCCTCTGGGCCGGGTCCAAGGCCCTCCACGAGATCGAGCAGCAGGAGAAGCTCACGAAGTTCGTGGTCCCGCCGGCCGAGGCCCGCGATATCCGCAACCGCTGGAGCGTGGTGGCCTGGGGCCTGACGCACGGCCAGCGGGTGGACGAGCCCCTCAAGCTCCTCGGCAAGTGCCTCTGCCCCAACTGTGCCGAGCCGGTCGAGTACGAGGACGCCTACGCCGCGGAGGCGGATGTCGGGCTCCAGGCGTGGAGCGGCGGGTACTTCTGCCCCTGCGGGTGGGAGGCCGAGGACGAGCCGCGGGACTTCCCCGAGGAGGAGCCGGAGAAGTTCGACGAGGCGACGGGCCCGATGGGCCTGTGCGACGCCGCCGCCCGCGACCGCAACAGCCACGTGCACCCCGCCATCGCCAACGTCCTCATCGCCTTCACGTCGGGGATCGGGGGTGGCCGTTGAAGACCATCACCATCGAGTGCGACACGGAGTGGCAGGCCAAGCTGCTGTCCCAGCTCGCCCAGTTCATGATGGCGGAACATCCCTTCGCGGGCTCCCCCAAGGGGGCGTGCGTGATCCTCAACGTTCGCTTCGAGGGAGGCTCGGCCAACGCCGCCATGGCCCATCTGCCCGGAGGGTTCAACCTCGACATGGAGAGCTACATGTGGGTCGAGGCCGCCTCCGTGGCGCGGCACCGCGTGATCGGGCTCCTCTCGCACGCGGGCATCCCCGAGAACGAGGCGGGGGAGATGTTCAACGACTTCGTCAAGAACGCTGCCGACAAGGCCGCGTTCGGGGAACACAGCGACTCCCAGACCACCAACGAGGCGTTGGCCAAGGCCCGCAAGCGGTTCAACCAGAACGGAGGTGCCCGTTGAACATCCGCCTTTCCGGCTGGCTGGCCCTCATGGCCGCGATGCAGAACGACTTCGAGAGGGGGATCTTGGCGACCCGCGCCCCCTACGTCCCCACCCCCGAGAAGTACCCCGGCCAGCGGCAGGCCTTCCGCCGCGGCGCGTGGCAGGGTGACGGCGTGGTCCCCGATCCCCTCCGGGCCCGCGGCCGCAAGTGCCCCCAGCCCTGACCCCCCCACCCCCCGAACCCCCGGGCCCACCGCGGCCCAAGGAGCATCCCGTGAGTCTGACCCCGTGGCAGATGGAGCAGCGTCGGAAGTACCTCACCGCGTCCAAGGTCCCCGCCGTCCTGGGCCTGGACCCCTACCGCACGCCCGCGGACGTGCTGGCCAGCTACACCCTCCCCGTCGAGGAGCAGGGGGCCGGCGAGGCCGCCGAGATCGGCCTGGGCATCGAGCCCATGCTGATCGACTGGTGCGCCCGCGAGTTCAACCTCAAGGACGTGGTCCGCAACCAGTGGCGGGTCGCTGAGAACGGCGTCATGGCCGCCACCCTCGACGCCGTCGGCAAGAACGGCGTGCCGGTCGGGATCGAGGCCAAGACCGCCGGCATCCTCAACCCCGCCGGGGTGGGGGACGAGTGGGGCGATCCCGGCACCGACCAGATCCCCATGAAGTACCTGGTGCAGGTCGTGGCGCAGATGATCGCCGCCCCGAACATCCAGCGGACCTACGTCCCCGCCCTGATCGGCGGCCGGGGCCGGCTGGTGTACGTCGTCGATCGTGCCAGGCCCGTCGTGAAGGACCTCCTCGAAGAGGTCGAGCAGCAGGCCACCGCGTGGTGGAACCGGCACGTGGTGGAGGGGGCCCCCCTCCCTGAGGACTCCGCCCCGCCCTCGATGGAGACCCTCAAGCGGGTCCGCCGGGAGCCGGCCACGGTCCTGAACCTCACCGGCGACGCCGAGGCCGCCGCCATCGTCACCGCGTGGCAGTTCGCCGCCGAGCGGCGGAAGCAGGCCGAGCTGGACGAGGAGACCGCCAAGGCCCGCGCCGTTGCCCTGCTGGGGTCGGCGGAGGCCGCCCGGGTGAGCCTGGACGGCGAGGTCAAGGTCCTCAAGGGCGTCGAGCAGTCCTTCGGGAAGCGGGTCGACACGGCCCGGCTCAAGGCCGAGATGCCCGAGGTGTTCGAGAAGTACGCGACGGAGAGCCGGGGGGTGGTCTTCCGGCTGGTCAAGGCGAAGTGAAGTCCCCCGGGGCGTGGGAGGAAGGTGCAGCATGGAGAACGGCAACGGCAGGGAGATCGTGAGTCTGGACCAGGAGGGGCGTCCCATTGAGAACGTGGGTGTCCTGGCCGGGTTCGAGGGCAACGCGACCGGCGGCGGGGCTCTGGCCAACCAGGTCGGGGCGGTGTCCAGCGTGGCGAGGGAGGAGGCCGAGGTCAAGGCCGCCATCGTCCTGGCCCGGAAGTTCCCCCGCGACGAGGCGGCGGCCTACACGAGGATCCTGCGGTCGTGTGACCGGCCCGGGTTCGCCGTGGGGGCGGCCTACCGATTCCCCCGTGGGGCGAAGACCGTGACGGGACCGTCGGTCGACCTGGCCAGGGAACTCGCACGGTGCTGGGGGAACATCCGCTACGGCCTGCGGATCGTGTCCGCGGACGAGGAGCAGGTGCACATCAAGGGGTACGCCTACGACCTCGAAACGAACAACTACACCGAGGCCGAGGACAAGTTCGCCAAGCTGGTCCAGCGCAAGAACCGGCAGACGGGCCGGTCTGAGTGGGTGCCACCGGACGAGAGGGACCTCCGCGAGCTGGTGAACCGCCGCGGCGCCATCTGCGTCCGGAACGCCATCTTGCAGCTCATGCCCCCGGACGTGATCGACGACGCCCTGGACAGGGCGACCGAGACCCTCCGCAAGGAGGCGGACGGGGAGATCAAGCAGGACCCCGAGCGGGCCGTCCGCCGGATGGCCGCCGCCTATTCGGAGTTCGGGGTGACCACGGCCATGCTGGAGGCCAAGCTGGGACACGCCCTCTCGGCGATGAGCCCCGACGAGCTGGCCACCCTCCGCCAGATCTACGCCTCCATCCGCGACGGTCAGTCCAAGCGGGAGGAGCACTTCGAGATCCCCGGGGCGACGGTGCCGGCGAGCAACGGATCCCGAGCCGACCAGGCCCTCTCCGCCCTCAAGGGCGAGAAGCCCGCGGACCCCACCCCCGCCCCCACCCCCGCCCCCACCCCTGCCGCCGCCGCCGCCGAGCCCAAGGCGGCGGAGCCCGCTCCGGCCCCCACGCCCGCCAAGGGAATCGGGGACGCGAGCGCGGAGCCCCCGCCGGGGATGCTCCTCGGCCAGCAGGACCGCCCCAGGAAGCGTTGATCCATCTGCTGGCAGCCCGGGTTCCAGAGCACCCATTGGTGCACGCACCTCCCCAGTAGCGACGAGACCGCGAAGCAACCCCAGGAAACTCGTGCCGGCCCGGAGAGACGGGCAGAACCACAGGAAAGGACGCCCACGATGAAGAAGGAACTGTCGCTCTCGAACATCCCCCTGGTGGACGAGGGCCGCCCCGCCGCCGCCTTCGACCTGGCTCTCAAGGACGCGGTGGACGACATCCAGGCCCGCGGATTCGACAAGAAGCCCCGGACGGTCTGCCTCATCGTCACCCTCACCCCCCGCCTCAAGGACGGGCTCGTGCACAAGGTGGCGACGACGATCGACACCAAGAAGAACTTCCCCCTCACCCGCTCCGACGCCTACGAGATGAACCTCCACGGCTCCGGCAAGCTGCTGTTCAGCGACGGCGAGGCCGACCGGGCCCAGGCGAAGTTCGAGGACATCGACAAGGAGACCGGCGAGGTCCGCCCCCGCCGGCCCCAACCCCCCCAGGCCCAGTAGCCCTGTACCCCCGCTCGGCTCGTAGTCGGCGGGGCCTTTGACCGCGTAGCTCAGTCCGGACAGAGCGCCCCATTCCTAACGGGGAGGTCGGAGGTTCGAGTCCTCCCGCGGTCGTTCCCGTTCTCTCTCACCCATTTTCAGGAGACTCGCATGAGCAGCATCGACGCCGGTTTGGCCAAGGTCCTCGAACAGAACGCCGCCCTGGCCGTGAAGGCCGACACCAACAAGGCCCCGATCCACACCACCCTGCCGGGCTTCCCCCGGCACATCCTGCACCTCTGGAACTTCAAGAGCGGCACGCTCGACCAGGTCGTCGCCCCGCCGGCTCCGCGCGACTACCACGCGGGCACGGTCGAGGCGGTCGCCGCTCTCATCAACGAGTTCACCACCAACCCCGCCTTGGGGCTCCCGGCGCCGTCCATGGCGACGACGGCGACGGAGGCGGCCACGAAGCCCGATCGGCTGGTGTTCGTCTGGATCAAGAACGGACAGGTCCGCGTGGTCCTCGACGAGGCCGGGGACCGCCGCGAGCGGATCGGCCTGTACCTCAATCGCTCCCAGCCGTTCCTTGCCCTCCTGCACCTGGAGGGGGAGGAGTGGGTCGACCAGAAGCGGTTCGTGATGGCCCTCCGCGTCGACATCAACGGCATGTACTACCCCGCCCACATCGTCGACACCATCCGCGACTTGAAGTGGACCAGGAACGAGACGGGCGAGAGCGCCGTGCAGACCGGCCGCTACAACTTCGGGACGCGGGTGGAGGCGAAGATCTCCGGCGTCGACGAGAAGGACCTCCGCGAAATCGAGGACCTGCGGGTCTCGGTCCCGGTCTACTCCGACCTGTTCAACTCGGCGGGGCAGCTCATCAACAGCACCTTCGACTGTGCGGTCGACGTGCACCCCACCGACCAAGCCGTCATCCTCAAGATCAAGGCGGGCGAGGTCGACCGCGTCCTCCGCCAACTGGACACCGCCATCGCCGACATGATCGCCGAGAAGGTCACGAGCCCCAACGTGAAGATCTTCTTCGGCGAGCCCCGAGACTAATCACCCCCATCGCGTGCACCCGGGGCCGGCCGCGGCGACCGGGCGGGCGGAAGCCTGAACTCGCGGCCTTGGTCCCGCCGTCGCCGGGAGGCTCCGGCGGGCCTTCTCCCTCTTCCTCGCTGGTTCCCCCGTCTGTCCGGGGGGACCGGTTTCACGGGCCGCCGGCGCCCGCCCCAAGACCGGCAAGGAGCATTCCCGTGCGAACCGTCACCGTCGATCGAAAGAGGCTCTTGGATCGGGTCCTCAACTTCTTCCAGCTCAAGTACACGAAGGACCTCCGGGCCGCCCGCCAGAAGTACCGCGCCGCCGTGCAGCGACGTGCGGAGGTGATCGCCAAGCACGCCGCGTCCAAGGCCGCCCTGCCGAAGGAGGGCTACCAGCTGGGGATGAACCCCCCGCGGGACCTCTCCGAGGAGTTCGACCGCGTCATCTCGCAGCTCGAAGCCTCGACGGAGGCCTCCGTCACGCTCCAGGAGGACGAGTTCGACCGCCTCTGGCGAGGGAAGTGGGAGTTCCTGTACGAGCTCCGCGAGGCCTCGATGAACTACGGCAAGATCGCCCGGTCCTCGAAGTTCTGACCCCCCACGACGGTCCGCGGCCCCTCAGCGGGGGCGGCGGGCTTTCCGGCCTGAACCCGTATTGGGCTGGAAACACAGGCTGCCGGACCGGGGTGTTCCCGGTTCGGCGGTTTCAAGGAGTCCACCAATGCCCGAAGACGCCACCCCGTCCAACCCCGCCCCTTCCAACCCGCCCGCATTCAGCCCGGAGCACGTCGTTCAGACCATGAACGCCGCGTTGCACCTCTGCCAGCAGAGCGGGCCCTTCCTGGAGCACGGCCTCTACGTCGCCGTCGTCGCCATCCCCCACGCGAACCCCGAGCACGCCGAGGTGGTGGCCACCTCCCAGCCCGCCCAGTTGGCGAGCGCCCTCGAGACCGTCGCCGCGAAGGTCCGCAAGAAGTTCGGGGCCCCCGGCATCGTCCTCCCCACGCCCGGCCAGGCCGCCAACCTGAACGGGCTCCGCATCCGGCACGAGGAGTAGGCCCGTGACGCAGGCACAGAGAAACCTCGAAAGCGAGCTCTACCGGGCCATCCGCGACGGGATCAACGAGGCCGCGGCGGACATCCTGACGAGGGGCGGACCCAACGAGTCCACGTCCCTCGTGAAGAACCGGGAGATCCTCACCGATCGCATCGTGTCCCGCCTGCGGCACAGCTTCCGCATCGGGCGCCCCCGCCGCAAGCAGACCGAGTTGAACCCCTGATAGGAGACGCACCATGCCCACGAAGAAGCCCCCCAAGAAGTCGCTGACCCCGTTCGAGCGCCTCATCAAGTCGCACGAGACGCAGCTCCGCCTAGCCGAGGAGCGGCTCGCGGCTCTGACGAAGAGGTTCGAGGCCGAGCGCGAAGACTTCCGCAAGAAGATCGCCGCCCGGCGCGAGGTTCTCGCCAAGCTCAAGTCCTGATCAGGAGACCCCGCCATGGCCGGCGGCGAAGACTACATCCCCATCCGCACCGCCCTGGTCGACGACCCCGACGTGCTCGCCCTCGCGCGGACCCTGGGGAAGGACCGGGACCTGATCGTCGGAAAGCTGGTGCGGTTCTGGTCCTTCGCCGCCCGGGTCACGCCGGACGGCCGCCTGGGCCCGTACAGCCCCAAGGAGATCGACGAGGTCGTGGGGTGCCGCGGGTTCTGCTACGCCCTCGAGACCTTCCGCGCGGGGCACGCCGACCCGGACCGCCGGCAGGGGTGGCTTCTCAAGGACGCCGAGACGGGGGAGCTCTCCATCCCGAAGTGGGACGAGTGGATGTCCAAGTCCGCGAAGGCCCGGGCGGGGGAGGCTGTCCGGAAGAAGTTGCAGAGGTCGTGTCCGGACAAGTGTCCGGACAAACGTCCGGACCAGAGCAGAGGAGAGGAGAGGAGAGAAGAGCAGAAGGCAGCAGCAGAGAGCAAAAAGACCCCAGAGATATCCGAACAGCAAGCAGAGGGCCGGGCCCCTGCTTTGGGGAGTGATGCGCAAAGGGATATCTGCTCGTTGCTGCTTGCCCGCGTGCGGCTCCTCAAGCCCACGGAGGCCGCCGCCATCGCCCAAGAGCCCCAGGCGACGCGAGAGCGGGTCCTCTGGGCCATCGACCGCTGGGCCGACCAGGAGGCCAAGGCCGACCGCGGGGCGGCTGGCCGCGTGGAGAACCCCGCGGGGTACATCCGGTCCCTCGTGCAGAGCGAGAACGGGCCGACGCCGGCGTGGCGGAAGCGGAACATGCGGAGGGTGCTCGGCATCGAGGGAGCCAGGGCCGCCGCGAAGGAGAACACCCATGGGTGACGTGCTCGACTACGAGAGGGGGAAGCTCTGCATCGGTCGCCGGGTCAAGATCCGCGACGGGACCGGGTTCCCCGGCAAGGGAGGAGGGCTCCCCGCCACCCTCAAGGGCGCCGGGCCCAAGGTCGCCCAGGTCCGGTTCGACGGCCACAAGAACGACGAGTTCGTCCCCTGGCACACGGTCGTCGACTGGGTCAGCGCCAACAACGGCCCCGCGCCCAAGCCCATGCCCGTCATCCGCCGCGTCCCCGAATCCACCGCCCTGGAGGCCCGAGAGTTGAAAGCGCAGCCCATGCACCGTCACCAGATCGCCCCCGCCACCTCCCCCGTCATCGACGCCGCCGCCGCCGCGAACCTCAAGGCCGCCATCGCCGAGTCCGAGGTCATGGACCTCGGGGACCTGGGCGCCCGCATCCGCAAGGCCACGACGGACCTGGAGGCCGCCCGGGGCATCCTCCGCGACATGCAGGCGGAGCACGCCCGCCAGGTCGCCGCGGCCGAGGAGGAGATCAAGGCCAAGCAGGACGCCCTCCGCGAGGTCCGGGACCAGGCCAAGCGGGCCCTCGAGATGGCCGACCGGGCCAAGCGGGCCCTCGAGATGGCCGACCGGGCCCTGGGAGGTGCCCAGTGACCACCGACAAGGCGAGGGCGGAGGCGGAGTGGCGGAAGGAACTGCGAGAGATGGCAGGCCGCATACACGGCGCTGACGAGTGGTCGCGGGAGGACGTGGAGATCGAACTCCTGTCGCTGCTGCCCGCCCTCACCGCCCGCGACGCCGAGGCCGCCGCGAAACTCGCCCGCGTGGAGGCCGCGCTCGCCAAGTGGCAGCACGAGGCCGAGGG